TGAAACAGACCAGAGAGAAAGTTCGTTGATACGATTGTGGCAGTCGTTTTCTGATAAACATACCTTCTCCTGGTTTGTGGCTTCACCTCGGATGCTACTTGCACCTGATGGTCCAAAATCTTTAATCTCTTTCCACACCTTATCATGCATTGCAATCTTGCTGTGGATTCCTATTCTAATCTTAACTTTTCCGTCTTTAACTTTGTAAGCCAATGGCAACCCGATTGGCATCTCTTCATGCCTATACGAGTACACACCATACCGCATGTAAAAATCCATGGCTTCTTTAATGGTATCTGTAGGAACCATATCGCCCTGTTTATCGACGATAGGGGCGGAGATATAGGTCTCCATTACTCTGTCATTATACCACTCTGGTCGGTAGACTTTCCAACCAGTGTTACTTTCGTCTGCCACGCTTTACATACAAAAGCCACATATAAAAAAGAAAAAAAATACTCGGGTTGCGGATTACATACACTTTTTTTGCATTTTGTATGTAATGCGTTAATTTGTTTACGGATTACATACACTAACGTCTTTGAACAGTTACTTTTACGCCAGTAGACTCGTTAATTTCTTCCTCTAACTCGGCTGCAAACTCATGTATAATTGTTTCTTTTTCTGTATGAAATGCTCTGCCCATATATCTACGTGGAAATGTTCCTCGACGATATATCTGTAATGCTACCGTTCCTGCATCGCCAACCTGTTGCCGACGCGACCATCCTTCTAAAGATGTGCCTTTCTGATAAGGTGGCAAGTATGACGGTTTACCTACAGCAGGACCAGTACCAAATTCCATGTGCGCTGCGTAATTTAGATTAGTTCCTATCTTTTTGTTTAAATACTCGTCAGATACGTGAATACTATTAGCCAATCGACCTGTGTCTAAAGCCCCTCCATCTTCTCCAGTAGGTCCTTTATATCCTTCGTTTAAATTCCTCATTGTTGTATTTTGTATCCTATGTGCTGTTGTTGTCATTGCAATGTCTAATGCTTTCTTTGCATTAAGACCTATATTGGCAAAAAACTTCTTAACATTAGGCTCCATTTTAATCTTAACACGCATCTTGCCTGAGCCTCCACCGCCAACAGCTTTACCTGTCTGAAGATTAATTGGCCTTGCCATTACTTATATCCTAATACTGTGTTAATGTCATCATCACCGTATTTCTTTTTCCACTTTTTGTCAATATACTTTTGTGCTTTTTCGTAGTAATCCATACGCTGTTTTCTCTGTGCTGCAAGAACTGTTTGCTTGTCTAAATTTTTCCATGCCCTCTCTGTCTCACACTCTTCACAAAAACCGTTAGCCGCTATGTGGACTGTCATTGCTCCTCTTAAACACTTTTTACACTGCCTGCTCATACTATCCTCACTAAAGACGTTCTCTGATTAGGATGTAACAAAGAATGCCCTCTTAAATTCATCCTATACTTAGAACCTACTTCTTGTTGTAACATAATTAAATCATCTAAATACATCCCACCACTTGGTTGCCTTCTAGACAACTCTTGATGTGCAGGACATACTCTACTATCTTTTCCAACTATTAAACCATATTTAAACTGTCGACCCATACGTTGCTCTGCAATTTTGTAACCCCTTAACCTTCCTTCATTACTAATATTAGTTATTTCAGTGCGCGCAATTCGAGTTAATTTGTAAGTCTCACCTATTGCACCAGCCCTCATTGCTTGAACTGTTTGAGGTATAGAAAGCCCTGCTGCTACACTCTGTGTAATAATTCTATTCAACTGTTCCGTAACTGCACTCTGGAAATCTGCATAAGCCTTAAACAATGCTCCTTCATTTTTTAAAACTCTTAGCAAATCTTCATCATCAACAGACATATCAGGTGCTTTAGCTGCTGTTTTATTTATGCCTTTTATTTCACCGTATGCTGATTCATAACCATTCCGATATGCAAAATCTATGTCATCAACTATAGCTTCACGCATGCGCTTTGCCATCATTATAGAAATTTCACTTACTTGTGTATGTAATTCGTCAACAGTCTTAGCTTTTTCTAATTCTTTAAGTTCTTGTATAAGGATTCCTCTGAGTTCTCGAGCTGCTGATTCCATATATCCAGATGTTCTTTTTGCTCCTCGGCCTCCAGCGACTCCTGAGAACTGTTTAGAAAATCCTGACGCACCACCTCTGGAGACTGAGGGAGAACTAAATTACCGTCACCATCCAAATCCATCTCCACTCCTACGTTCTGCATTTGGGTTAATATCTGAGCCTTTAAGTTCATGTTGTTCAAGTACTTAGTCTCATCCTTTTCGTTTATATCGTTAAATCTAATCTTCCATGTGTCAACTTCCATAAGTTTTAACAACGGTTTAAGGAAACCCATCTCAACACATTGTTGTGTTTCTCGGATAGTCCTGTCAAATATTGTAATCTGCTCGCCTTCTGAATTTAATCCACCAACCCCTGCCAACTGTCCAACTACCAACGGCATGACTCCATAAGCTCCATTAATGTCATTGTTAATTCTATCCATGTAAGGTAGCATCATCAACTCATCCATGTTAGGCATAACTGGCACAAACTTTGCCGTAGATGTTGCCTCCCTACTACTTAAAATAGGAATAAAGTTTGGATTTCTTCTTGTCTCTTCTGCTATGTATTCACCTAACCTATTCAATGATTCCTCATCGTGGCCTGGAACATCTAAGAATCCTTTAGGTGGCCTTTCCAATCTGTAGATTTTGTTTTGGAATGACTCTATGGCCAATGCTGTTTCGATTTTTTTGGAAAGACCTATAATCGGCGACTGCCCATACAACCTTGCATTCGCACTGTATTTGTTAAAATGTATCATCTCATCTCGAGCAAACGGTATCTTACCGTCCTCACTCTCATAATAATAAGCCATAAACTCTAACTCTACACCCGTCTCTGGATTAACAGTTCCTTCCATAAACTCTCGAGTTACTGGGTCAAACTTCTCTTCCTCTACAAATCTACCAAACTCATCTACATGAAATCGCATGTGCTTTGCATCTTCTACCCATAACTCTTTGACAATCTTACCAGACACACTGCCATCTTCACTTGCTAACCTGTCATAAACAAGACTTACCCAACAATCATCAAACACTTCTAACTGCCTTATCATTGCCTTAAAAAACTCTGTGCCATTAATATCTGCACTACCATTAGTAGGATTGCGTAAAAGCGATTCTACTTGCTTTCTTTGCTCTGGGTCGCCCTCGCCAATAGCTTGGTATTCCCATCCCTTTGCCACTGATTGTGACGCAATTCGAGTGATAACTGTTCTAAGATGAGAATACCTGTCTGCTAATTGTTCTAAATAATGTTGGTCTACCTGCGGCAATATAGATTGACGATATGCCGTATCTGTAGACACTCCTGAATAAACTGGCGTCCTTGCATCTTTAGAAACATCCGCCGTAGCATCCTCCAGAAATGCATCTATGCCCGTTGCTTTTCTTACTGGCTTGCTTCTGAATCTGTCAAAAAATCCCATTAAATTCTCCTTGATTCTAAGACATGACGATGCCGATGTATATAATCTTCGATGACTGGCTCTAACATCTTAGAAACTGGTGTCTCTTTGACTTTGGCTAAAGTTTTAAGATTTTGTTTTGTCTCAACAGATATTCCCCACAATTCCATTCGTGTTCCGTTGCTGGGTGAACTTGTCATCTGGATTCCCAGTGTATCTCCTTAGTATATATGTCTTTCTGTAAGGGAAATATGTCCTAGCCTAAATGTAATCCCATCGTGTAAAAACCAATCTCTTCTTTTCCAAGACATGTACACATAACTCACACATCCATAACGCCATCACTGCATCAGGCGTATGTCCTTCTAACCTTCCATTCTTACCATAAATTAACCGACTCAAACCATCAACCAATTTTCGCATTCCTGGTTTGGCACCCTCTCGTGCCTCCTTGTTCCAAGGTATGAAATACTTGCCCTGCTCCATAGCCAACGCAATCCTAGGAACTCCAACATCATGCTTGTGTTTCTCTCTTCCCGTATTGTGACCTTCTACTGGCATGCCATCTAACTCCTTCGCCGTGTGAACAACAAGCCTCTGATAACCATTCGACTCTACCATTATCTTATCTGGTTTGTACTTATCTGCCAAACTCTTCATCGTAACAACCTGCGCCTCTAACCATCCTGCACCCTTAGCCCGAATCTTACCACTCCAACAATACAATACCTTTCGTTCTAAAGTTACCCTGTTGTAAGCCATAACAACATATGCCGTCTCATCATTCTGACTGTCCATACCTACTGCCAAGTCAACCCCCATTGTTACAAACCAATCATCACCCTCTGGAGGCAAGCCCATCGAAATACTATCATGTAAACACGGCTTCAACACCTCGTAAGGTATCACTGCACTCTCTGGGTCCAACGGATTTAACATATACTCAGACTCAAAAGCACGACTTCCCATCGTCTCCCTTTCTTTATCCAACCTCTCCTGATTCCAATACTCAGGCCAACGCGGCGTTCCATCCTCTAACAAAGCTGGATGACGTACCGAGTTCCACTGACTGTTCTGCTGCGCCCAATCTGTCGCATCTCCAACCCTCTTCTGTGTTCCTACCAATAACATCTTAGCTTTCGGCAAACGCATCGGCATCACAACTCTCTTTATGTAGTGAATAACTTTTTCGTCTGTCATATTTGGAAACTCTTGTAAAATATCATCCAATATAATCATGTGAACGTGAGGACCCTCAAGTGCTTTTCCAATACTAGCCGCATGAACTCTACTTCCATTGTTAAAATACTTAGCACCCTTACGCCAAGTTACCTTGTCATCATCACTCTGTGACTTCATAAACGAATTAAGCCTCCAAGAACGTCTACAGATTTCCTCAAACTGCTCAAGTTTGTCCCAAGCCTGTTCCAACGTAGCCGAAAGATACAACGCACGGTAATTTGGCTGCATTGCCATCTGATAAGCAAGTGCTGACAACCCCCAAGACGTCTTCAAGTGACCCCTTGCGCAAATTATCGAGGTATGTGTCCCCGCTTCAAACGCATCTGCCCACTCTGCATGCATCTGACCCAACGGGACATATTCTCCAGGTTCTAACTCCATGTAATGACGCAATACATCATCAATAAACGCCTCTAACGTAAGTGGCGTGCTCTTTAATGTGTCTAAAGCACCACTAATCGCTAAATTCAGCAGCTTGTCGTCGATTCCTTTTTTCGATTTCGTCATCGTTAGTCCTTATTTCAAGATATTTTGTCTCTGCATCATAATAATCCAAATACTGTACTAAAGTCTGGATGTCATCCATCTCTTTTAAAACTTCGCCATCTCTAATTATGCGAATCACGCCTCTATCCACCTCATTCCATCCCAACTATAAACATCAAAATGCTTCCTATACCTGTATCGGTCTATCAAAAAACACCTTGTAACCTTTTCATCGTTGTCATAGTAGGTTTCACCCCCATTTACGCGCTTAAAATCACACTCTTTTAGCAATTTCTTCAAGTTTTCAACCGTAATTACCCATAAATGCTTCTCTTCAACATTTGGTATGTAATACGCAAAGTATGTAGCTCGCGTTTTTCTTATTCCACTCTTCTTTCCACGACATTTATACTCTATTACCATGTTTCCTGACCCTCCATCATCCCAATTCTTCTCCCAATAGTCAGTCTTTACCTCAAATGTCACTGGGTCCTCATACGGATTCTGAAATAATATGTCAAAATACGCATTATCATTGTATTTCTTGAACTCTAAACCCATAACCGATTCAACAAAATGCCTAACTGCCTCTTCTCCCTTCTGCCCATCTGCCAAATCCTTCTCAAAGTTGTTGTTCATAACAATAAATCCTCCGAAAACTTCTGATTCGCATTAACAACCCTGATTTCTAACGGATAATGACGGTTTTTTCGCATAATACTAGACGTATCTTCAGTATTTACCACCTCATAGATGATTCCAGCGTCCGCATCTATCACATCTGCACGCAATCCACTGTCATCAAAGATAGCTTCCGTGTAAAACTCGTGCCCCCACTCCTTTAACTTCCTGCAAATCGCAAACTTCATGTCAATATGGGCCTTAGTCTCATTACTACTCCACCGAAACGCATTCCTATTCCGATTACTAGTCCTTAAAAGTCTCGAAACCTTGTTCCTCTGAACTTGCTTATTCATCTATCTGTCTCCGACACGCTTTGCAATTTACCTCATGGTCCTTATCACTGGCCATGATATTCATACTCCCCTTTATCGTATCAGCATAACGCCCACACAAAGTCCACTGCGTGTCGCCCATATACTTATGAACGATGTCCAACTATGTCCCCCATTATTGGCGTATATATCATATCCATCTTGCACTTGTAACAATCCTTCATAGGACGACCCTCCTTCTTCTCACTGTAAATGAAATGCTCCTTGCCTATCAAACGATGCTCCTCTTCCCATCTCTCTCCACATTGATAACAAGCAAACTTCCACTTCATTGAGAAGCCCACTTCCTGAACTTATCCTCAAGCTCATCTCGCATCTTTCTGACCTCTGCCGTGCTCTGAAACATACCATCATCATTCTGTATCCGCCTCCTCAAACGACTCACACTACTCTTATCTGGTGCAAACTTTAACAAAACATACAAGTCCGTCATAAACTGCTCCTCGTAAATGCTAGTCTTCTTGTTAGAAGGTATCGCCCTATAATAATCCTTCAGTATTAAATAAAATAACTCGACATCACTGTCCCTCGTGTGAGGATACTCCTTCAAATATTTTATCACTAACTTGCGCGTGCTCTCCATGTCCTTAAACCACTCTTTCATATGTAACTACTTGCGTTCCTTAACTTCTCTATGTAACGTAAAAGGAACTGCTGTTTCACGTTCTCATCCATCTTGACCTCTTCCAATGCCTGACTTATACACTCATTAATCGTCTCTACTAACTCCTGCTTCTCATTCTCTCGAAGACTCATCTTCTCCGCCATCTCTGTCAACTTTGCAAACTCATGGCCCCGTATGTCAACACCACTCTTCTCTCGCATCCTATCCAAGAAAGCACCCCGTACCTCCTCAACCTGCTCTAACCTGTTAACCTTGCTCTTCACTACCTGCTCCTTAACAACCTCGCGAACCTCATGCTTGACATCCTGCATCAACTCCTGCCAACCCATCGAATCACTCCAAGCACGAACTGTGCTCTTATTCAAAGGAGGAACAAACTTGTTCCTCTCTTGCAATATAGTTGCCACATCTGAAAAACTGTTGCCCTCCAAATATAACTTCATAGCCTCCTCTTTGTGTTTTAACTTATATTTCGTCATCTCTAATCAACTCCCGTAAATCCAATGCCTTCTTGCAACGTGCACAACTAACAAACTTCGTGCCTCGACGCTGCATTGCAGTAAACTCCATCGGCGTACACTCATACCCACACATCGTCAACCCATACACCTCACTCGGTGCGTGCCTTTTGTGCATCCAACTCCTCCTCTATTATCTTCCTGCGATACCAATCTACACCTACCCAGAATCCTAATATAAAAGATATCGAAATCGACAAAGCCACTACAAAATCACCCATAGCACACCACACATATTCCGTCGTTCTTCTCAACCGTCTTAGTGTCTATCGCTATACCACATAACTTGCAACGCCAATAATCCATCACTCCTGCTTCTCCCCCATAACATCCGATATCATCGCCTTGCACAATACCGATACCATACCCAATCCTGTCGTATATGCCTTTAACTCCTTTCCTTCGTATTTCAAAGGATTGTCATCAACAAACTTCTGAACATGACCCATTATCTCATCCAACAACACTACCCATACATCTAAACTATTCGCCATTGTTCACCTGCTCCATCGCCCACTTCTTCAAATCATCCATAGCACCATGGTACCCTGTCAAAAATGCCTTCATGTCACTGTCGCCAACTGGCGCCCAAACTTGCAAATCATGCACGTCATCCTTCAACCCCGCCATCTTGCGCTTCGCAAAATTTCTAACGTCTACTAAACGTATGTCCGTCTCTAAATGCTTCTGGGTCCAAACATGGCCCTTCTTCCACACCTTATCACTCATGGTAGGTCATATGTCCCTTCTCTATTTAACTCTTTCCACTCTATCATGTCCAACCTCAAGCAAGCACTCCACATCTTATGGCTCATAACTTCCTTCTTCGCGTATGTATCAGCAATGCTTCCCATATCTCCTCCTGCAAACTAACCTCATCTTCCTTAGCCAACTCCTTCATGTCTGCAAATACCTCTTGTCTCATAGGGTCCCTACCGCAATTCAAAATATACTGCTTAGGCCACCCCTTCTCTTTGGCGTATACCATACACCACCCCTGCCAAAGGGACATATAACCTTTATGGTAGCAACCTCGGAAAAAAAATAATACAACTCATTTCATAGCAAAACTCTGAAGATTTATAGAATACCCCACCCAACCAGCGACCCCCCCACGGACTACATACAAGGCCACCTTTGACCTATTTTTGACGGACTACATACACCAAATATTACGCGAGTATGTAATTCGTTTATTGGCGCCTTTTGTGTTATTTTATTTGTATGTAAAGCGGTTATTTTTGGGATTTATAACTCTGTTAATTTTGGATTATTAGCGGATTACATACGGCGGTTTTTTGGGGTTGTATGTAAAT